CCTCTGTCCAGAAAGCGACCTCCTCGTCCGTGGGATCTGCGGTGCCCAGTTCGGAACACCACCAATCCGGAAAACCCTGCAACCTGGCACACTCAGTAGGTGTTAGTCTGCGGACGGTATAGGTGGTATCCACCACACCATTATGGAAGCCGGGGCAGGTGCCGTTGACCAGTGTGTTTCCGCAGTTGGGCAGAACATACTGTCCTACATCTCTCGCGGTGGAAGGGTCGAAACCCACAGGGGTGGTGTTGATGATGGGCGGGTCCTTGTAGTCCGTTGCCACCAAGGTATTGGCAAGATCTTCTTCTGCTTGGGTAAAGAAGGATGCCTTGCTGGAGGAATAGGTCGGCGCAGCAACTGCGTGGCGATCCACTGTGTTCAGGGTATACATGACATCAGATTCCTTGAAGCCATCACCTCGGTGAGAAGGCCGGGTGCCGTTGCCCTCAACGCAGACCACCGGCTCACCGCCGTGGGTGCAGGCAAGTGTGGGAGAAAGATCCTCGCTGACACTACAGGAGCTTTTTCCTGCGCCCTGGTCTACACACACCACAGCAACACCGCCTTGATTGCAGGCAGGGTTGCCGCCATTGGCATCCAGGGTACGGGTGGTCGTTGCCTCGTAGATTCCGCTGTGGGGGTTATCGGATTTCATAGAATTGCTGTCATAGGAACAGATGCCGAATACCTTGAGCGTACTCATTACCAACGGCACATTGCCACCGCCGGTCCCCATCCGGGAGGTAAGGGTCTGCACATTGCCATCCTCGGCGATGCCAACTCTGCTGTCCGCAGGATGGTTCTCAACAGCAAGGGCTGCCGGGATAACACCGGCACGAAGCGTTGGGGATCGTTCCTCTTCAAAGCCAATGCTTCTGCTCCTGGCTGAATGTTCAGTGCAAAAACCCGCCGCTTCCATTACCACGGGAGGATGGTGAGCTTCTGCCCGGAGCGTGCAGGTGACTTCGTGGGTGACGTCCATACGGTTGCCACCCTGGTCATTCAGAACCACACCGTTGCGACCGGTGGACATTCCGCAGTTGACACCGAGGGTTGCTGCGGTTTCACCGATGGCACCATTGTAGCCGTCTAAGCCGAAGCCTGACGCTCCAGAGCCACCCTCAACACTTCCGGTAGCTCTTTGCCACGCGCGGAAGCTCTCCGGAGAATACCGAGACACGCCCTCTGACTTAAATAGTACGTCTCCGGCACACTTGCCTGCAAGATCGCCGACAAGGAAGATGCGTTTTCTGCGCTGGGGAACGCCCCAATATTGAGCGTCAAGTACTCGGTACGCAACGCTCCATCCGTCTCCCATATAGCAGTCTGCGGTTGGCCATCCACCTTTTTCAGGCATAGGCACCGAGGGAGCTTCCGGTTCTGCGATCCTGATGATTGCATCAAGGACTGCCTGGAAGTCGCGTCCGGCATTTGAGGAGAAAGCGCCGGGGACATTTTCCCAACAGATCCAACGGGGGTATTTGCCATTTGTGGCACACCTCATTTCTTTAATGATACGGACGGCTTGATAAAAAAGGACGGATTGCTGTCCATCCAAACCAGCTCTTTTGCCCGCAACGGACATGTCCGTGCAGGGTGAGCCAAAACAGATGATGTCCACCGGCTCAATCTTCCCGCCGTCCATTTGGGAGATGTCACCGTAATGCTTCATAAAGGGCAGTCGCTTGGTGGTGACTCTAATGGGGAACGGCTCGATCTCCGATGCCCACACAGGGGTAACACCGGAAAGCAAGCCAGCCAAAGGAAAACCACCGGAGCCATCGAACAGGCTGCCCAGGGTCAGATTAGTCATTTGCCACCTCCGAATACTGGTAGGTCAGGCCATCACGCTGAACAGATACACCATCGGCGGTGCCGACCTGCTCAATGTACCGCTTCACAATGACATCGCAGAACTTTTCGTCAAGCTCGATGGTATAGCAAATGCGGTCAGTCTGCTCACAGGCAATGAGCGTGCTGCCGGACCCTCCGAAGGGATCCAGCACCAGACTGTTGGTAAGACTGGAATTCATAATGGGATACGCCAGCAGAGGGACAGGCTTCATTGTGGGATGGTCGCCGTTTTTCTTCGGCTTGTCAAACTCCCAAATGGTAGATTCCTTCCGTCCGGTGTACCACAGGTGCTTGCCTTTTTTCTTCCAGCCATACAGGCAAGGCTCGTGTTGCCACTGGTAAGGGCTGCGACCCAGCACCAGCGATTGCTTCTTCCAAATACAGCAGCCGGACAAATAAAAACCCACATCGGCGAATGCCTTGCGGAAATTCAGTCCTTCTGTGTCTGCGTGGAATACATAGATGGAGGCATCGTCCGCCATCACACCTTCGGTATTCTGAAATGCAGCAAGCAGGAAATCATAGAAGGCAGCGTCTGCCATATTGTCGTTCTGAATCTTTCCTGCAGATCCTTCGTAGTTGACATTGTAGGGAGGGTCAGTAATGACCAGGTTGACCTTCTTGCCAGCCATCAGCTGCTCAAAAGTCTCCTCTTTGGTGCTGTCGCCGCAAATGAGCCGGTGCCGGCCAAGCGTCCAGATATCACCGGCTTTGGTGATGGTGGGCTTTTCCAGCTCGGCAGCAACATCGAAGTCATCTTCCTTAACGCCATCCTTCATTGAATCTTTGAAAAGGTCATCAATTTCTGCCGGGTCGAATCCGGTAAGGGACACATCAAAGTCAGCACCCTGCAGATCGGTGATCAGCAGAGCCAGCTTGTCCTTATCCCACTCGCCGGAGATCTTGTTCAGAGCGATGTTGAGTGCCTTTTCCTTTTCTTCGGACAGTTCCACCACAACGCAGTCGACCTCGGTATGGCCCATATCCATCAGCACCTTCAAACGCTGATGGCCTCCGACCACCCGTCCGGTAGTCTTGTTCCAGATGACCGGCTCTACATAGCCAAACTGTTCGATGGAGCGTTTCAGCTTTTCATATTCCAGGTCACCGGGTTTCAGGTCCTTGCGGGGGTTATAGTCGGCAGGTAGAAGTTCAGTAGCCTTTTTCTTTTCAATGATCATACGAGACCCCACTCAGCGAACTTTTCAAAGCCACCCATCTTCTGGATGAACTGTCTCGCTGTTTCTACGATTTCCGCATAAGGTACACCGCCAACGGTCTCGTCACCAATGGCGCAGCAATATTCCACCGGAGTGCCGGTTTCCTGTGCTTTGAGCCACGCATAGATATTTACGGACACATCTGCCTTGCTGAGATCCTTGCCATGCAGACCACCACCGGTCACACTGTCAGCCATATCACTGCCCAGCTTGCGGTTGGTCGCACCGGCATCCACATCGGTGCCGCCAGTCCAATCACCCAGGGGGTTGACCTCCGCGCCGGGGAAAATGGAACGCAGCTCGTCACCGTTTGCATTGCTCTGACATATGATCAGCCGGTCACCGTTCAGAATGTACTTGCCGTCGTGGCGGTTGAATGCATAGATGGCTCTTGCGATCCCGGACAGCTTCTTCTGCTCTTCGGTGACGGGGACACCCTTGAAGATGCCGTTATCACCGCAGCGGATCGCTCCGGTTTGATTCCTGGACAAGTGTGCATCCTGAGGAACGAGCTTGACTTCCACCTGCATATTGGTGCAACCGGTGATGCGTTCCACGATTTCTTCAATGTCATATCGGGACACACGAACCGAGGACTCCACGACGATGCTGCACAAGCCGTGGCCGAGCAGAACCTCCACCGCAATGCGGGGATTCTCCTCCATCGTGTATGCCAGATCTACAATGGCACCGGCGATCCGGTCTGCCAGCTTGTCCGGATGAGACGGGTTTACTTTTTCAAACATTGTTATACCTCCAAATGTGTTAATGCCCACGGCGAGCTGTGAGCAGACGCTCCATCAGATCATCGTGGGGAGTGGAACTATAGTCGGCTGTGCAGTTTTCCTTTACGATTTGGAAAATTGCAAACCAAGTGGAATTGACCTGCTTCATATAGTCCCGGCTCATGGAAACATAGGGACTTGCGATTGCGTTGCCGGTGGTGGGGTGTTTTGCCAGGAAGCCGAATTCTGAAATCGCTTCCTCGCACTGTACCCACCGGGAAACTGACATCGCATATTGCTCCACAAGCTGTAGGTTTATAAGCCTGTCACAGCCTAACCCCTTTAACCACTTGTAGGTTGCGATATACACTTCCTCGGCACACAGGTCCTTGCCGTTTTTCTGCTTGGCTTTGAGGTAATCCTTTACCGGTGGGACATCCTCACCCTCAAAGTCTGCAGGGGGTGGCAGATTTAGTGCGGTTGCCGGTTTTCCTGCTGTAATTTTGTCAGCAAGTGGTTTCTTTTTGGGACCGGTTCCCGGACGAGCGCCACCACGATTTGTACCGTCCTTTGCCATTTTCTCGCCTCCTTTTGAACGGAAAAACTACATTATTTTTGATGGGGGTTAATACCCCGTCTGAATAGAAAAAAATGAACACGTGACCCCACGCCCGTTGCACAGAAAAAAGGTCCCGGGGATTTTTACTCCCCTGGTGGGGTGGAAGACACAGAAATTTCTGACAGAGAATTTTATCTGTGCCATCTGTCTCCTCGCTCTGCGTGCAGCTTGGCATGGCAAGGCTTGCACAAAGCAATTAAATTATCTCGTGCGTGTGTACCACCTTCTGCTAGGGGCACCTTGTGGTGGACCTCCTCGGTCGGTACAAACTTTCCGTCACGCTGGCACAGCTCACACACCGGGTGCTGCTGTACATAGCTGTCACGGATACGCTTCCAGGCACGGCCGTAACGGCGGCGGGTGTCCGGGTCTCTGTCGTACTGCTCGTACCGCTTGGCTTCAGCTTTGGCGTGTTCCTCACAGAACCTACCGTCAGTAAGCTTGGGACAGCCGGGGTAAGAACAGGGGCGTTTAGGTTTCCTTGGCATTCTTCTCCTCCTTCCTAAAGAACTGGCGGAGTTTATAGCGAAGGACATACCAAAGCTGCTCCATATAGCCAACCTTCCTGTAGCCCATACATACCACCTCCGTTTTTGGGCATAGAAAAAGCCCCACAGGATTGCTCCTGCGAGGCTTGCTCTGTATTGGGATCTGCCGTGGTTTATTTTTCCACGATACCATTATAGCGCTTTCCAATATGCAAAATAGTGCAATTTACTGCACCGGCATATATTTTTGCGGAATTTTTATTTTTCGCAATGCTTCCTCGTGAATGTCATACATCCGGCGCATTTTATAGCCGAGATCTACGGCAATTTCCTGCCAGGATTTTCCGGTAATATACCGTTTCTCCAAAATCAACTGGTGGTCGATGCTGTCCACCGCCTTGATTGTGGCAACCAGGTCAGCCTTCAAATCCACCAAAGCCTCCATATCGGCGGCTATGAGATTTTGAAGGTCGATAATTTTGCCTATAGTATCTGCCATTTGGGAACTGCCCCGATTTGGGTTATGGGGCATTCCGGTCATAGAGGCGGTACACCGGGTTGCTAAGTCATTAAGGGATTGGATTTGCTCCTGCTTGCTCTGTATCCGCTGATCCAGCCGGTATGCTTGCTCCAGATATTCCTTTGCCGTCATACCGCCACCTCCGCTTTCACCATACGGCGAATATCGTCCATTAGGACTTTGCCGTCAAGGTTTGTCAGCACACCGAACCAACCGGAAAGGAAGAATTCTTCACAATCCTTCTTCATTGCCTGTGCGGGGGCATATTGGGGATTTTTGTGCAGGTCTTTTAGTGCTTTGCGGTAGTCCTTTGCCGCAAGTTCAATAATGGCATTTGCCAGCTCGTGAATAGGGTCCATATTCTGTACCTCCGAAATTTTGTATTCCTCGGATTGGCACGGATTGGCATATTTTGACTCAGATTCTCAAGTCCGCTTTTACGGCATCAATAAGTGCCGTCTGTGTATGCTCTTTTTGGGAGAGGGCTTTCATGATGCGGTGGTCAATGGTGCCCTTTGTGATGATGTGTTGCACCACCACGGTATTTGCTGTTTGCCCTTGCCGCCAAAGACGGGCGACAGTTTGCTGATATAGCTCCAAGCTCCATGTAAGACCGAACCAAACAAGGGTCGATCCACCAGATTGGAGATTTAGGCCGTGTCCGGCAGAGGCGGGGTGGATTAGTGCTACCGGAATTTCACCGGCATTCCATCTGCGGATACTGGTGGAGTCATCCAGGCGGGAAAACGGGATATGTTGCTGTTTCAGCCTAGCAGATATTCGCTCAAGGTCGTGCTTGAACCAATATGCCACCAGGACCGGCTTGC